ATAATTTGTTCAGCTTCATCTGCTGGAAAGAAGTTCCGAATATCATCTTCTGGTATTGGCGGGGCTTCACCCGTTGCCATCGCAGCTGTTTCAAGATTGCCAAGCAGTGAGGTTATTTCCTTCTGCTTTACAGTAATCAATGAGCTTACGTCATTTTCCAACTTGCTAGCTAATGAAATTGTCTGTTCATATGTATAGCCGGGCAAAGGCTTCTCAACTAATCCTGCAACAATGTCGCGCTTTCTGTTTACATCATCCGTCTGATAAAACTGAAATACAGTCTGATCACGATATATTTCTTTTTGCATTGAAGAAACTTCAGTTGCGATTTGACTATCGCTGTAATTCATTCTTGCAAGCTGAGATTCAAAATCAGACACAAGATCGGCCATAGGATCAATCTTGTTATGCGGCATTTCGGGGGACATTCTAACGCTTAGATCTGTTGACCCCGCTTGCTTTAAGGCCAAGCCCCGTAGCGTTGAAACATTCTCAGCCTTACGCGCCTGTGCAGCAGCAACCATCTGAGCGTCATACCATGAGGCATATCTCTGGGCAGACTTAGCGCCGGTTGACGATATGTTTTGGCGCAGAACGGCAGCAATCTCAGGGTCGATACTGGACATGGATGCAGAATAACCATCCGCAATATCCCCAATTAAAGTTTGAACTTGCGTGAATGGAGTTTTATTTTTCTGAGCATTATCTAATATACGAGCAATTTCAACTTCAGCTTCAGTCTGAACTTCAGCCGCAGCAACACGGCTCCCTAGGGCATAAGCAGCTTGCTCCGCGATTGTTGATGGCCCACCACGTTTGGCAATGCGGTCAAGAACGGGCTGCGCCCCTTGATCCATAATTGCCTGTTCGCCACGTCTTGCGGCTTTTGCAGCTTGTTTCTTGTAGGCAAAATCAGACATACGCCCAACAACTTCAGTAATGGTCTGGCCCATCCTTGCAACTTCACGAAAGCCAGACTGATCCAATTCGCGCATTTGCTGCAATTGAACGCCAGCCTTTTGATACCTTGGTAAAATCGCCATGTCTTACTTCCTGTTCTATTTATAGAAACGCATATTTTTGGAAATTGCTTTGTTGCGGTTGCTGTTGATTTGGCCCTTGGTTTGTACCACCAGCCCCCAACGTCATAGCTTTTTCTATGCCAGCAAATGCAGTGCCGACCATTTGGATTTGGCTACTTATTTTTGCAACCTTGCCACTATACCGGTAAATGGCCGCTTGCGTTTGCGCACCAGCAAGAGCCAGCGTTGCATTGTCAATTGATGTTGCATATTCCGCCCCACCCTGGCCTGATACATTTCTCAGCAATGCACCAGCTGATCCGCCAACCCCACCGGTTCCACCCGCCCGAGCGGTAATAGTGGCAATCGTTTCATTGAGATTGCGCAATATGTTAGCCGCCTGTGTTTTATACTGAATGGCCTGTGAACGCCCAGCAAGTTCAGCCTGTGCCGCCTGTGCATTATATTGTTGTTGCGCCGCCCTTCCAGCTACACCTTGGCCGAACATTTTGGTTATAGTGCTTGCCATGCTAGTCTCCCACGCTCATGCGATATTCCAGGCCAAGCAGCGTTAGCTTGAGAGGAACGGTTTGTGTAATTGTAATCTGACCAGTTCTACTAAATCCAAGCAAGCCGTGAACCGTCTTTGTTCCAGTAAACTCAGATATTGGAGCGTCAAGAACTTCTGTGCCAAATTCAACGAATGGAACTTCTTGCCCATTGATTGACATACTTTGCGATTCATAAACAAGAGCATCAACTTGAAGAATGCGCTTTTGAACCCCTTGAACAGATCCAGACGCAAGTTTTGGTTCGGCTGGCATCGTTACCGCAGTAACCGTAAAGTTCAAACCAACCTGATAGGACGCTGTAGCGGGTTCCTCAAACGTAATTGTATATGGCGAAGCCGGGACGGTCTGTGCGGATTCAACAAACCCATCACGAACAATCTGAACTGTCTTTGCTTCAAGGTGCGTTACGTTAACGCTAGATGCAACGCCACCAGATAAAGCCGAATCTAAATAAGTGCCACTATCAAATTTCTCAAAGAAATATTTTACCGACGCATTAACCGTTCTTTTTACAATCGTATAAACATCTGAAAGTTCAACGCCTACTGCAATGAATTGCCCGTCAGTAATAAACTCAGTAGCGGCAACAACAGATTGGCTTGCCAATACAGAGTAGACCGTCATTGTCCCATCATCGCCATTAACCAAATAAATGGTGTCTGTCTCATCTGTCGATGTGGCCCGGCGAATAGCCAGATCAATTGGGTCTTTCATCAAGTGTGAACTCAAAACAGACAATGGCTGAACGGCATAACTAGCAGAGGTATCGGTGAATTGAAACGTGTTAAGGCTTCTGCCCTGGCGTTGAACAAATACAACAGCCCCATTTAAATCTTCAATAGGAACCCCAGGCTTTGAGCCAAGTCGCGTTTGAGGGCGAACCAAGAAACTTGCCGGGGTAATTGGGTTAGACCCGTCTTGAGATACCACAAACTCGCCGCCAGTTGTGAATACGCGCATTACATTGCCGGAAACTATATGCGTAATAGCGTTGAATTGATCTGTGTTAATTGTTGATTCGACAGCCTCATCATCAAGCGCAGTACCAAGATCAAAGTTGAAATAATCAATAACGCGAGAACCCCAGATAGTATTCTGGCGTTGCTTAGAGCCACCGAAATACAAACGGCCCTCATGGAATGTTGCCGACCTGGGCCAACCACGGGTCACAGACCATGAATCCTCCCAGCCCGTTTCAAGCTCCCACTCCCCAGACGCTACAGCATCGGTATTGAAAAGCCCAACTTCAGCAAAGCATTTGAGAATAGTATTGCTTTTCTTTTCGATAATGCGGAGCGTTCCAAATGGATTTATGTAAATATGCTGGCCAATATAGCTGGCCGCAGACCCAGTAAACACACCAGCGCTTGCAGTTACGGTAATATTTCCCGCGACGGAGCTAGGTGTCAGGGTTGCAGCAGGGTTGCTGGCTACCGGCGACCAAGCGTATGCCGGAATATTTGCAATAGGTAAGTTTTCTAAAAGCCATGCAGTGTCAGTAAGGCGAACTAGGCGCTGCGTTCTTAAATCTTCGTGGCAAAGGATTAAGGTATCAACAGCCTGAGTGTAATTTATCTCGTCAAGCATTCCGGATGTTATCACCGAAGCAGCAAGATAATCGTTTCCAGAAGCATTGATGTTTGTTTGCAAAACGCCTGCCTTGAAAATGTAAATGCGTTGCTCTACCAAAACTAGCGTATAACTATCGTTGGTGCTGAACTCAAAAGGAATCAGCTTAAACTCAGTAAACCCGGTAAAATCATGGATAAACTTGAGGCCATCCCTGCGACGAATGCCTCCCTGGGGTTGCGCCAAAACATTCTTTGCAGTCTCCAAGCCGTTCTGATATTGCGCTAGATCCGTGCGAGAACGCAAAAGCGGATCAATCTCGCCAGATGAAAAGTTGGTCTGAAATTGGACAATCCGCATATCAGCCCCTTACAGCAAGTAAAGTGTAATCCTGTATAATCTCATTTGGCTTACCGCGTGAATCAATATTAGCGGCCTCTCTGAACAAACCGCCCCGACCATTGTCGGCTGGGGTTCCGACGGCCATGCTGCGATAGTAATCAGCCTTTGAAACCTGGTCTGTAATGACCATTGCCAATTCACCAGCAAGCGACGTTCTTAGCAAACGCACAAAATACGGAGGCATTTTGCTTTCATCAATTGAGGATTGATAGTCTATGTAAACTGACGTTTCATTTGTGTATACGTTTTCTCCGTATATTTCCCAGCCAGAATTTAATGATTTTGCGCTCTGTCCACCAGAATTAAACAACGCCAGAACGCCAGAAAGCATATCCCCTGGTAATTGATAAAGATACTTCCACTCATTTGTTGGCGCAGTTACAAGCCTGGAAAGCTGAACCTTTTTAACCGACCATGAAAATGGATAACGGCTTAACATATTATCGCGCAGATCTGGATAAAGACGATCACAAGCCTGGGCAGACGCGGAACCTTCCGTGAAAGATGAAAGTGGCGCTGCACC